AGTTTACTCTTTATAGGGCGGATTTTGTAGAAGAAGGAACTGTAGAATTCTATAATCCACAATTAACTAAAGGAAACAAGCAAATTCCTAAGTTAACGCCTAATCCTTTAGAGTTTGTATCTAAAGAAATTAGAGTAGGACTTGGTACTACAACAGCAGATTCTACATTAGAGATAGGAAATACTGTTTACCAAATGGGAACTTTAGCTACTGGTAATTTAGCTGGAGTTGCTGGTACTGCATCTGGACCTAATTTAAATATTATAAATGCTGGTCTTGGATATTCACCAATTGATGGAACAATGACCTTTAGTGGTGTTAATCTTGTTACTATCACTGGTAATGGATATGGAGCACAAGCAGATATCTATATTTCTAGTGGAGTCGCTGCTGCTGCTACGATTGTAACAGGTGGAAGTGGATATCAGGTTGGTGATATTGTTGGATTTACAACTCTAGGTCTTAACTCTGTTGGACGTGGAGCAAGATTATCCATCGTTTCTATAGGTAATACAAGTGAACTAGTTTTAGACAGTGTTCAGGGCAATTTCGTTACTGGAACTGCTAATACTATGATGTATGTTCAAAGTAATGGAACTGTAAGAGAGTTAAATTATGAACATGGTGGAGATGTTCAAGTATCTTCCACTTATGGTATTAGAGACGTTGTTGGGCAAGATGGTTTGCATGTTAAGGTGAATCATAGAAATCATGGAATGTATTTCTCTGATAACCAAGTTGAGATTTCTGGTGTGGAAAGTGATATTATACCTACTAAACTTGCTGTAGCATATGGTCTTGGAGAAACAGGATCTATATCAGTAGAAGATGCATCAGAGTTTTCTACCTTTGAGAATGTTGGTGTAGGTACTACTAATACTGGTTTCTTACGTATAGGACAAGAAATTATTGAATATACAGAAGTTTCTGGTAATATTATTGGTGGTAATATTGTAAGATCTCAATCTGTAGTTGGTAGTGGTCCAGCAGTTTCTTATCCTGTAGGAACACCTGTATTTAAGTATGAGGTTGCTGGAGTTAACCTAGCAAGAATCAATAAGACCCATGCTTTATCAGATGTGACTTTGAGTGATCCGATTGATTTTGATTCTTATCATGTCAAATTGGATATGTCTACTAAATTTGATGCAAATGAGGCAAATGATGATAGAAGTAATGATACTGGATATCCACAATTATTTGTTAACAATAACAAGTCTGCTGGTGGATATAAGGTATATGCTTCTCAAAATATGCCTTTTGAGATTATTACTCCTCAAGTTCATTCTCTTACCATTCAAGGAACTTCTCTTACTGGAGAAGTTAGAACTACTACTGCCAAGAGTATGAGTGGAAGTGAAATTCCATGGATTGATAATGGTTTTGAAGCAATTGCACTTAATGAATCCAATTATCTAAACAGTCCTCGTATGGTTGCTTCTAAAGTTAATGAAGATGCTAAGTTAACTACTATTCCAGGAAATAAATCAATGCAAATGAGATTATATCTCAATACTGTTGATAGTCGTGTAAGTCCTGTAGTTGACTCTCAAAGAGTTAATACTATATTAACTAATAATAGAGTTAATAATGTGATTACAAATTATGCTACAGATGATAGAGCAAATTCTGCACAAAACGATCCAACTGCATGTCAATATATTTCTAAAGAAATTAATTTAGAAAATAATGCAACTTCCTTGAAAATTATTTTAGATGCTCACATACACCAAAACGCTGATATTAGAGCATTCTATGCGATTAGTGATCGTCCAGGTATGGCACCAATATTTACTCCATTCCCAGGATATAAGAATTTAAATCAAAGAGGTCAAATTATTCAACCAGAGAATAGTGATGGTCTTCCAGATAAGATAGTTGCTAAAGCAAATGACTACAGTTTTGATTCTAATGTGTTGAGTTTCCGTGAATACACATTTACGGAAGATGATCTGCCATCATTTAGAACATATAGAATTAAAATTGTAATGACATCTGATAGTCAGGTATACGTACCAAGAATAAAAGATCTTAGGGTTATTGCTTTAGCATAATATGGATTATTATACAATTGAAGGAAATAAAGATTTAGCAAGAGATCCACAAACTGGTTCTATCGTTAATGTGAATGATATGGAATATAATCAGTATGTTGCTATGCGAAAAGCAAAGAAAACAAAAAATGAATCTGTTGAACAAGATCTTGCTAATTTAAAAAATGAAATGAATGAAATAAAATCTCTACTCAAGGAACTAGTCAATGGCCACTAAAAAGATAACATTTGATCCAGATGCAGGAGTACCTGTTGCATCAAATCTAACAATCTATACTGGTGCCGATTTTAATGCTACCTTTGATGTTTATAATGTATCAAATTCAGTATATAGTCTTGCTAATGGTGGATTTACCACTGCTTGGAGTGGTTCAGGTCAAATTCAAAAAAGTGCTGGTGTAGCAGCAACAACTACCCCTTCTGCTACGTTTACTGTAGGTGTTACTACTGCAGGTAAAATTACTTTAGCATTGGGTTCTACTGATACAAGTAATCTTTCGCAAGGAAGATATTTGTATAATGTTTTAGTAAGTAGTGGAGCTACAATCTATAATATGATAGATGGAAACGTTCTTGTCTATACTGGCATTGCGTCTTCACCATAAATATATCCAGGGGTAATTGTGTAAATGGCAACACCATCAAGTAGATCAGAATTAGCAGATTATTGTAAACGACAACTGGGTGCTCCAGTGTTGGAGATTAATATTGCTGATGAACAAGTAGAAGATATATTAGATGATGCTATTCAGTTTTTTCAAGAAAGGCATTTTGATGGAGTTAGTCAGACATTTTTAAAATATAAGATAACTCAAGAGGATATTGATAGAGGAAGAGCAACTATGCGAGGTGGTACTGGTGATAAGACCACTGGTATAACCACTGAAACTGTTTCTACAACTGTTGCGGGTATAAGCACTACTTTTACATTTTATGAGAATAGTAACTATCTAGAAGTTCCTCCAGAAATTATTGGGGTAACTAAAATATTTCATTATGATGGTGCTAACACTATTACAAATAATATGTTTAGTGTTAAGTATCAATTATTCTTAAATGACATATATTTCTGGGGTGCAACAGAATTGTTGACCTATGCAATGACTAAGACTTATCTTGAAGATATTAATTTCTTATTAACTACCCAAAAACAAATAAGATTTAATCAAAGAATGGATAGATTGTATCTTGATATTGATTGGGATGGGGTAACAGCAGATGATTATTTTGTAATTGATTGTTTTAGAGCATTAAATCCTGCTGATTATGCACAAGTATATAATGATTCGTTCTTAAAAAAATATACTGTTGCATTGATGAAACGTCAATGGGGACAGAATTTATTAAAATTCCAAGGAGTTAAGTTACCTGGTGGTGTAGAACTGAATGGAAGACAGATCTATGATGATGCAGAGAAAGATTTAGAAATCATCAGAGAGCAAATGTCCAACATGTATGAATTGCCACCTCTAGATATGATAGGATAGAGTTATGGTACTTAATCCTTTCTTTCAACAAGGTGCTAAATCTGAGCAAAGTTTAGTCCAAAGTCTTATCAACGAACAGTTGAAGATGTATGGTGTTGAGGTGCATTATTTACCTCGCAAATACATGACAGAGAAAACTGTTTTAAGAGAGGTAGTTCAATCTAAATTTGATGATGCATATCCATTGGAAGCATATGTGGATACATTTGATGGGTATGGAGATAACCCAGTAATATTATCTAAGTTTGGAATTGAGCAGAAGAATGAGATAACTCTTACTATTTCTAGAGAAAGATTTGAAGATTATATATCACCACTCATAAAAAATGAATCTAATATTAAACTATCAACTAGACCTAAGGAAGGAGATTTAATTTATTTTCCATTAGGTGATCGTTTATTTGAAATTACATTTGTGGAGCATGAGAAACCATTTTATCAACTCCAAAAGATGTATGTTTATACCTTGAGATGTGAACTCTTCCGTTACGAGGATGAGGTCATTGATACAGGTATTGAAGAGATTGATAATGAGCTTATAGGGGATGATTATGATGGAACCACTGATGATGGTCTTAATACCATTATTGGACCAACACAGACCCTTACACTGGTCGGTAGTGCTTCTACAGCATGGGCATACACTGGTATTGTAACTTCTGGTGGTATTAGAAAGGTTGTTATTGCCAATAGAGGTGGTGGTTTCATATATCCTCCTAACGTGGGATTTGGATCTGCACCATCAACAGGTGTAACTGGTATTGGTTCAGTTCATGAAATGCTTGGTGGAATGACAGTATGTAATAAGAATGTTGCTAATAATATGAAGTCGATCCAAAGTATTGTTGTAGTAAATCCAGGTTCTGGATATACTGTTGCGCCAGGAATAGCAGTTACTTCTGTTAATAACTCTGGTGGCAGTGGATTTATAGGAACTGTTCATATTGGTGATGGTACATTGGGTGTTGTAACTGTTACTGACGGTGGTGGTGGATTTAGTACATCTACTCCAACGGTTACATTCAATACTCCACTATCCTTTACTAATACAGGTATTGGTACAACTGCTACTGGTGTTGCTGTTGTAAGTGCTGCTGGTACTGTTACATCTATTAGATATACTAATGCTGGTGCTGGTTATACTGCTGGAGACCTTCCAATCTCTGTTACTATTTCTTCTCCTTCCACTGATTCTACTGGAGATTATATCTTTAATGAAATTGTAAGAGGATCTACTTCTGGAGTAGAAGCAAGAATGAGAACATGGGATGCTACAACTAATATTTTAGAGGTTTCATCTGTAAGTGGCACATTTATAATTGGAGAAACTATTGTTGGAACAGCATCCAGTGCTTCCCGTGTATTGAGGAAGAGAGATGAAGATCCATTGGATGACGGATTTGCAGATAATACAGAAATAGAGACAAGAGCAGATTCTATTTTAGACTTTACTGAGCAGAACCCATTCGGTACTCCCTAAATATAATATAGTAGGAATTTAAAAATGTTTGAATATTTTTATAACGAAATCTTGAGGAGGACTATTATTGCCTTTGGTACGTTGTTTAATGGTATTACTGTTAAGCAAGATGGCGGTGATATTAGAATTCCTTTGGCATATGGACCTACACAGAAATTTCTAGCAAGACTTGCACAAACTCCTGATCTTAATAAGGCAACAGCAATTACTTTGCCACGTATGTCTTTTGAGTTTACGGGTCTTACATATGATCCAGGTAGAAAGGTTAGTACCACTCAACAGTTTACTGTAAAAGATCCTACTGACGGAACTGAAACTAAAAAGGCATTTATGCCAGTTCCTTATAATATGCAATTTGAACTTGCCATTATGTGTAAGTTAAATGATGATGCATTACAAATTACAGAACAGATACTTCCATATTTTCAACCTGCTTATAATGTTACAGTTACTTTAGTAGATTCGATTAAAGAGAAGAGAGATATTCCAATTGTATTAGAAAATATAACAATGCAAGATGATTATGAAGGGGACTTTACTCAGAGAAGAGTTCTTCTTTATACTCTAAGATTTACTGCTAAGACATACCTATTTGGTCCTGTTCAACCTGCTACCAAGGATATTATCAAGAAAGCAACTGTTACATATCTTGCTGGTGGTGCTAAGTCAGTTGAAAGAGATCTTACGTATTCTGCTACTCCAAGAGCAGTTAAGAGTTATACAGGTACTGTCCTTACTAACCTAGCAGCAAATGTAGAAATTGCTGACAATCTTATTAAGGTTGATGATGCGAGTGGAATTACTGCTAACAGCACAACCTTAAGTTATCTTACTATTGGTGAAGAAGAAATCTTTGTTAAGAGTAAAAGTGGTAATGATTTAGTAGTTGAGAGAGGAAAAGATGGAACAACTATTGCTTCTCATCTTAAAGGAGATCCAATTAAGTCCATTACTGATTCTGATGATGACTTGATTGAAATGGGTGATGACTTTGGATTTGATGGCACTACTACTGGATGGACTGATTAATTATGGCGACAGAATTTACTAAATTAGATAAAACTTTCAATGTTGCTGCAGAAGTAGTAAAGGAAGAAAAGTCCGAAGTAATTCCTAGAGAGAAACCCGATAGACTTACAAAGGATGATATTACCAAGGATTATGAGTATACAAGAGGCAATCTTTATAGTATAATTGAGAAAGGACAAGAAGCTATTAATGGTATTCTAGAACTAGCTCAAGATAGTGAGATGCCAAGAGCATATGAAGTTGCTGGTCAACTTATTAAGAGTGTTTCTGATGCTACTGATAAGTTAATGGATCTTCAGAAAAAACTTAAAGATGTTAATGAAGA